CCTTGACGTATTGCAGGGCATAGCCGTTACGTTTCACGGCTTCGATCACCACTTCCGGCGTCTGCTCCTTGACGTATTGCAGGGCATAGCCGTTACGTTTCACGGCTTCGATCACCACTTCCGGCGTCTGCTCCTTGACGTATCGCAGGGCATCGCCGTCTTGCTTCACGGCTTCGATCACCACTTCCGGCGTCTGCTCCTTGACGTATTGCAGGGCATAGCCGTCTTGCTTCACGGCTTCGATCACCACTTCCGGCGTCTGCTCCTTGACGTACTGCAGGGCGTGGCCGTCTTGCTTCACGGCCTCCAAAGCGGCCTGTGTCGTTAAAATTGCTGAGAATCTAATCATGGGCTTCTTTCCTTTCGTCTTGAAAATTGATCCCCTGTTGCGGGGGACGAAAGGAAGATCACACCGAATGTAATTTAAGTCAAGTTGCAAAATCACACTTGATGTAATGTTGCTGAATGCCTTATGCTGGCCCGGTCAACCCAAGGAGAAACGACGATGGACGAAACAAACGCCCCCCTCACGCAGGAAGAAATCGACGAACTAAAGAACGACGATACGGTAGCAGAACTTGCCAGATGCCTGCGCTATGCCGCTGAATCGCTGGAGAGAGCAAACAGACCTGCGCCCGCGCTGAAAATCACCATCACTTCGCGTGATGCTGAAAAAAAATGTTTCTGGATAAGCTATGAGCACAACGGGAAACCAATCATGGGTTGCGCCAAAGACACGGCGGAAGGGTGCCTGGAGGAAATCGCCAGCCAGCGCGAATGGCTGAAATCTATGGGCGTTGATTTTTAACGTCATCCAACTCGATGCGTAGCAAGGTTCCGGCGGAATTATCTATTTTTTGCCTCACAAAAACAGCCTCGCCGGAACCTACTCCGCTAAAGACAATTTCCATCGAGTCCGGGTATTGCTCAAGCCTGCGCCTGAATTCTCCTAATGTCATTCTTCCGCTCATATCCCCGCCTTTTCTTAATCCATCATGGTGCGGGCAAGTGCTTTTTTCCGACGGGAAAGCTCCTTTTTGGCTAATTCGACAGCAGTTTCTGCGTCTGCCAGCGCCGAGACAGCGGCATGTACATCCGTTCCGGCCACCATTTGCGGTATGCGCTCCACCATTTCGGAATTATTGCTAACAACATTATCTGCTATTCCCTGCATAATAGAAAATCGGTGTTTGCAATACTGTCCAACCTGACCAGCGCGACAAGAACATCTCGCGGTCAGATTATTTCCTTTTCGCGAGAAGGTAACACGATAAGGCTCTTGCTCGCTTCCCTGCACTAAAAAAAATATTTCTTCGCTCATATATCCCCCATTTTATGGATTGCCCGCCCCACGATGCTGGCCCCGTCCTGCATCTCATAATCGGGGTAGCGGTCGTTTTCAGAAATCACCAGCACCTTATTGCCGGGAAGTGGCAACAGGCGCTTGACCAGCAACGCGCCGTCCTGCTCGATCACAAAAACCCCGCCACCGGCCAGCGCCTTCTGCGTCATATCCACCAGCACACAGTCGCCACCTTTAAGCATCGGCTCCATACTGTCGCCATGCACCTTGATGACGGCCATGTCCTGAGAGCGGGCGCTGGTTTTCTTGCGCAGCCAGTCGCGCCGGAAGGTAAGGCTATCAATAATGCACGTCCTGTCATCCAGCCATGCGCCGCCCCCCGCGCTCGCCAATACGTTATAGACCGGGATGCTGATAAACTCATCGGGTACGGGCTGAATATCGGGCTTAGCTGGCGGTGGCGGTGGCGGGATGTAGTTACCAGGCAACGCTGAATCATTGAAGCAGGAAAACACCCTTTCTAACGAAACACCATAGTCGCCAGCGAAACGCTGCGCCCACTCCCCTGTCATGCCGATTTTTCCAGTTTCAATGCGCGAGAGATAGCTTGGATCAACCCCGTATCTCTGTGCGATGTCTTTTTGTTCGTATCCCGCTGCCTCGCGCAGTTTCCCTAACTTGCTCACTGACTTTCCTGTAACCATAGCACGCATTTTACACCCCGTGTAAGAATATTAAATTACGCCCGATGTAATTTTGTTGCTTGACCGCAGATCACATATTGTGTAAACATCAACGTATGACATACACAGAGAAACTTAAGGCGGCTGGCTATACGCCGCACAAAATCGCAGAGCTTACGGGTTGGAATGAGACAAAGGCTTGGCGCATTTTCAACCAACGGATTACTGCGCCGAACCCGGATGATATTCGCCTGATATACGCCGTCACCGGCGGCGCGGCGGATGCGAATGATTATTATGGTATTGTCCCAGAGCATACGCCCGCCGCCTAGTTTCTTTGTTAATTTTTTATTAATTAATACCCAATTAATTTCATAAGTCATTAACTTTTTATCAGGAGTCAATATGTTAGGTGCAGTAAAGTGGTTCAATCCCAACAAAGGCTACGGTTTCATTGTGCCGGATGCGGGCGGTGCAGATGTGTTTGTGCATATCAGCGCGGTGCAGAAAGCCGGGTTGGAAACCCTCAGCGAAGGCCAGCGCGTATCCTTCGATCTTGCCAAAAATAAGGGCAAGGAAAACGCCGTGAACATTCAGGAGGCGTAGGGCAATGCAGCTCCAGCCCTCCCCGCCTGAAACCGGAGAAATCCTTGCCGCGCTAAAGGCTATACACGCCGAGTTGCGCGCCGCACGCGTCCCGGATGATCTGTGGACGAAAGACGAGGTGGCCGCCTACCTCAAGTGTAAGCGGTCGAAGCTGGAAACCCTGATGCAGAAACCCGGATTCCCGCGCCCCGTTCGCCTACCCACCAGTGACAACGGCGGCCATCCGTTGTATCCTGCCAAGGAAATCCGGGCATGGGCTATGAAGTGGAGAGTGGAGAAATAACAAAACCGTCTGAGCAAGAGGCCGGAATCCAGTAGGACACCAGCCAAGCATAAAAGGTCAGTTTGCCAAAAAGAGCAAGTTGCCGATTTCAATCCAGCCGCCCCGCGATTTCCTCCGCCGTGGCGTTGTAATAAATGCGCAGGCTGCGGATGTCCCGGTGCCCAACCATCCGCGCAAGGTCTAAAACATCCAGCTTCTTTGCCAGCCGCGTAATGGCCTCGTGCCGTGAATCGTGGAATGTCATATCCTCCACCCCGGCCATCTCCACCGCCCGCCGGAATATCTGCCCCGCACTGTCCTGATTCAGGTTAAGGACGCTCCCGCGCTCTTTCGGCTCCAGCGCCTCCAGCAGCGCCACCGCCCGGCTGGAGAGCGCCACGTCACGCGCCGTGCCGTTCTTTGTCTCAGGCAGCCGCACAAAGCGGCGATCCAAGAACACCCTGTCCCATTCCAGCCCGAAGATTTCCCCCTGGCGCATGGCGGTTTCAATCGCCAGTAGCCACGCCACGGCGATGCGCTGGCGGATCGTGGTAACGGGCTGGGCTTCGTCATACTCCAGCGCCGCCAGAATCGCGGCCTCTTCCTTCGGCCAGATGCGCCTGTCTCGCGGCGGCGGGTTCTTCGGCTTGCGCAGGTCGGTCATGGGGTTGTGTGCCATCCACCGCCATTCGCGGCGCGCCACGCGCAACACGGCGGAAATAAGGTGTAACTCCCGGTTGATGCTGCCAGGCGAGAGGGTGGCGGCCTGCTCATCAATCCAACGCTGTATATCGTCCCGGGTGAGCCGCTCCAGCGTGATGCTGGCGATGTGATGCTTGCCCAGCTTACCCAGCCGGATGCGCTCCCAGCGTTCGCCCTTGTGGCGGTGCGCTATCTCTTCGGCGTAACGCTGCATGGCCTCGCCAAGGGTGCGAGTGACGGCCACGCGGGAGCCATACGCACCCAGCCCTTGCTCTACCTCTACAGCCCACGCCTGCGCCTCCAGCTTGCTATCGAAACTGGCGCTGCGGTATGCCCCTTTGCGGCGCACTTCCACGCGCCACTTACCTGCCTTCTTCCGTATGCTTGCCATTTTTTCCGTAAACCTTTCCGCAATTTTTCCGCATTCTTTCGGGTAAAGATGGGGGATTACGGGCGATTTCAGTAAACCATCACGGGCGCAAGGTCAAGAAATGGGCGCTTTTGTGGAAATATGGGTGATTGCGGGAAGTGGAAATGGTGCCGACTAGAGGACTGAATAACTTTATAATGTTCAAAATGATAAGCGTGAGTTTTCGTAATTACCTCGGACGCCTACCGGCTAATGCCGCACGCGGTCAGCGCCCATAATAGCAGGATTGCGGCAAAATACATCAGAATAAGCCGCATAATTTGACGCTCAAGGCTCACGCCACACCCCGCCACGGCAACGCATTCGAGTCCGGCTCCAAAAACAATGCGCGCTCCGCGTCGCGCCTGCGTATCAGGCCTTTGAGCCTGCGCCCGCCAGCCCACACCCATTTAAGGAATTCCTCAGCCGCCGCCTCGCGTTCGTCGCGGTTCAGCTTGCGGCGCAGCGTGGAGCGTTGCAGTGCCCCCGCGCCCAGATTAAAGGTGAAGCTGACCAGCGCGTCAAATTCGTTATTGGTAAGCGGCACATTGATAAGCCGTAAGACGGATCGCTCCGCCGCCTGCACATCGTTGGCCAGCAGGTCGAGTGCCTGGGCTTCGGTCACTCCGGCGGCGAAATCCTCTCCGGCACGGATCAGGTGACCGTAGCCTATGGTTGGCAGACCGGCGGCATCGAGATAAACCACCGGGGAGAATCCCTCGAATCGCTTTATAAGCCCAAGGCCGGTTTGTGTGACGTGGCGCATTCATTGCCCCTTACGCACCTTACTCATGGCGCGGTTCCCAAAATAGAAGCTGATGACGGCAGCGAAGATAGCTTGATCCTCCTGTCCCCAAAGCGCCTGCACTGTCCATGGGAGGGACGGATCGGCATAGCTGAATTGCATCGCCTTCACCCCGGCATAGAGCAGGAAAAACGCATAGGCGATGACGGGGCGCACCGTGCCGTTGAGCGCATCCACCCAGCGAATCCCGGTGCTATAGGTTTTGTAAATTGCGCGGCTTTCCGCGATGTCTGCCTGCGCCCCAATCTCTTCGAGGCGCGCCATGTGACCGGCGGCCTGCTGCTCCATCTGCATCCGCAAAATGGCGAGCTCATGCTGTTTGTCTGAGCGGTCTTTGAAAAGCCCGATGATGTCAGGCAGCAGGGAAGAGAGGAAGCCAAAGAGTGATGCAAGTGCGGTTATCATGAGTGCCTGCCTATTACCATTGAAACGCCTGAAACAATTTTGTCCTGCAAAAACCACGCAACACCCAGAATGGCGCATAGAACGGCATTCCATGAGGTGAGCAGGAAGCTATGTCTAGCCAGCTTCTTTTCACAATGCTCAAGGCGCGGCTTTACCATCTCCTCCAGCAGCGTGGCGCTTCTCAGCGATGCGTCACGAGCCTCTTTTATCATCTGACGGTCTTCCATGGATAATGTCATAAAGCCCCCGCAATACATGCCCCCAGCAACGCGCCCATCAGCGCCTCGCTTATCTTGATCCCCGTGTCCTGCCCGGTCGCCCGCTGGTGGATGCCGCCCAACCAGTACACCACTCCCATGCAAGCACCAACAGCCAGAAGGGCAAGGCCAGCGCCAAAATGACCAAGCATGGCAAGGCCAGCAGCAAAAGGCAACATACCCAGAAAACCTCGTATGCAACCGTAAACGGTCGATGCGGCCTCGGCGTAGTCTCCGAGAAATTTTCCCACGAAACGCGATAGTTTTCCCGTGCCGACATATGATCTCCCGTTGAATGCGTGAAACATCGCGCCCCAGCCAAATAATCGCCAGATAGCAAAGCCCAGCGCCGTGACAATCCCCAGCTTCCAATCCCAGCACGACACGATAAGGCCAGCATAAGCGGCGCAGACAAACTTATCCGTGGCGTATTTGGCAACGCGCATCCACGCCGGACACTCTGCCCATGCCTGAGCGTATGTGTCCAACCCGTGCTTTTTCTGATAGTCCTCAACCGCGTTCCATCCGGCGGCGCGGTTAAGCAGGGAAAGGGCGGGTATCAAGAGCAATTCGATCATGCGTATATGCTGACGGGCGGAAATGGTTTTGTGAAGGCTGTCAAAACAATCAAATTTTCTGTTGACACCTCCCTCATTGTGTCCTATATATGAGACATAGGCGGCGGCACAGGGCAGCGCCAGAACGGTAAAGGAGACCGAATCATGTACACCGAATTCCTCAAAACTGAAGCTCACAAGACTCTTCCGGCAGGTGGCCATCGCCGCCCGATGGCGATCGGAAAACACTACCGCGATACCATCGCTTATGTCGCTGAAGGCGGAATCGAGGCGGCGCGCGAAGTGGCTACGACGATGGGCGGAATAAGAAAGCATCGCTGGAGCAAGTTTCCTGAGCGACTGCTGGAGGCGTGTCAGAAAGCACACGCGGAAAACATTAAACCTTACACCATCACAGTCCATCAGAATTATAACGGAAAAGAGCAGCGCGTTCTCCGCTGCCTTCACGTCTCGTGGAAATGGGATGGCGACACTCAGGTTCCTGTAATTGAACACTGGTAATAAAAATGAAAACCTCAGATTTTTCAGAACTCTGCAAATTCATCTTCGGCGGGGAGTGGGTCACACCACTCTCCGCTGCTGTTGGTGTAAACCGCCGAACAGCACAACGCTGGGCATCCGGCGAGTACCCGCCGCCGGATGGCGTGATCGCCGAGGTTATCGACCTCGCTGCCGCCAAGCAGCTTGAGCGCGTGACAGAGGTGCTGGAGATGATGGGCAACCGGCATGGATTGCCTGCGGAAATCACCCTACGCGCCGCTGGCTGTGATAGCAAGGTCGCGAGTATGCACCCACGACCATGGACAGAGGCAACCGATCGAGTGATACAGGAGCGGCTGGCCGCGCTACTGAGAGAGGCAGGTATTCAGGCGCGGGTTGACTTTTAATTGTTAAAGAAAATAAAGCTGGCGTCCGCGCCCTGATTTCCCGCCACCGCTCCGATGTTGTAGCGTTCGGCTGTGGCGGAGCCAAGGAAGAGAGGCAATCCCGGCTGGTCAGATGTGACGGCCTTCATGGTGAAATCATCGCCGGCGGCATCGTCGAACGGATCCACGCTGAAAGCCTTATCGTAGGCCGTAAGATCGACGGCTGGGTTGAATGTGCCGGAGTAATTGGCGGCATTGCTGTAAAAGCCATTATATCCAAGCATAGGCAGGTAGATGGTTGCCGCCGCCTTAATGCCGACATTTGACGCCCCGGAAAAATTCGCCACAACATTATTTAATACGGCGGGGGTGGAATTGGCGGCGCAGTTGATGCCTATTGCGCTGGCGGTTGATCCATCTCCGCGCACCGTGTTGCCGATGATGTTGTTGCCGTTTGTGACATTGATGCCGGTGCCCGCCACGCCAGTGACGATATTATGCAGCACGGCGTCGTCGGTTCCGGCGCAGGATATACCCACCGCCGTGGCCTCTACGCCGTCAATAAAACAACCAAGGATAGTTGAATGAGCTATGCTGTGGATGCCGATGCCGCCCGCATTCACACCGCCGCTGATGTAGCAGTCCACCGCCCGGCATCCCCCTGACGCATTGGCGAAGCTGATGGCCTTCTCTCCACTGCCCAGCGTCGATGCGTCCACCTGGCAGCGGAAAAGCGACCATTCGTCAGCCGTGGCGAAGCTGCCAACCATGCCGGTGACTTTCATTCCTTCGATACGGACGTAATTGTCGATCCAGGAGGCATTGAAGAGCTTTGCGCCGCCCGCGATGCTGGATGCATCAACCGCAAAGGCGGTGATATTGCCCAGCACGGGGTGTGCAATAACCTGCGCGCCTCCGTTATCCCATGGCTTGATGACAAGCGGGTGTCCGGAGTCAGCCCCCTGCGATGCTGCCCAGCCACCCGTCCACACAATACCGCCCGCCGCAATCACCTGGGCGGAGGTATTCGCCACGTGGATGGTGTCGCCGCCATTGCCGACATTGATGGCTTTCTGCAGCGTTTTATACGGTGCGCCGCTGGCTCCGGTGCCAGTGCTGTCGTTTCCCGTCGCGTAGTCGATATAGATGTTCGCCATGGCCTTAATCCGTCCTTACGATGAGCATAAAAATCATCAGCCGCTTAATGTCGGTGATGGAATCGAGGTTGAACCGAATAAACTCTCCGGCCGTCACGTCGCGCGTCCACCCCGTCAGCGTGGTGTCGGTTGCTTTCTCTGTGGCGCTGATGACGATGGGGGCGCTTGCCGTGATGGTATCGGCGTCGGTTGGCGGAAAGTTTGCATATGCGTCCTTCCACACATCAACCTGCGCACTTCCGGCCTGGTCTGCAACGGCAACATAGCCCATAATTCTTGCATTGTACGGGAAGTAAATGTCCCCCTTAACCCCAGCGCTCGGCACTTTCGAGCCGTCGCCGATCTGGATGCCCACCGTCGCCCAGTGGACGTTCTTTTCCACGCCCCATGTACCGCTTGCCGTACTCGCATCCTTGAGTTTCAGCAGCACAGCCTCGCCGGGATTGACGGTGCACAGGATATTTCCGCCATCATCTTTTACAGTGTAGCCATAGCTCGCCGTTTTCGGGCTTTTTAGATAATAAATCCCGCCGTCGAATGCCGTTGCCGCCGCAGTACAGTCCGGCAGGATAAGCGACCTGCCGGAAGTCGTGAAGTAATACTCCATCACCTGCGCCAGGTCCGTCAGTGTGATGTTCGCCGCGGAATTGTTGCCGGAATAGTCGAAGAATGAGTCCGCCGTGGCGCTTCCCACCGCAAGAGCGGCGATCAAATCACGAAGGTTTTGGAGTATTTCTTCCCTCCCCCCGGTGCGCTTGTCAGGGTTGGCGGCTCCGCGATTCGGAAACGTTAATGTCGGCATGTCATAGCCCCCTTATTGATATGGTTGCGGAGTAGGAATAATGGTCAAATCGCTTACGCACCTGCTGTATGCGCGGCGACTCATCAAGCAAGCCGTAAATCGTACCGATTAGCGAGCGGAAAGAGTTTTCGACAAACGGCATGTAGATGACCGGGCGCGATGCCCCGGCGATCAGCCCCATAAAAAAGAAGTCGCTGTTTACCTCTTGCTCACTCAAAAAATCGAAGCTGAATTGCTCGACGCGGTTCTTGTTGCGGGCGCTCACCCAGATGTCCTGAGCGTGCGACAGGAGGCGCTGGGAGGGGTCTTGAAAGCCGAAAGATCGTCCGAAGCTGATGTCGTAATCCGGCTGCGTGTACGTCCCTGCCCGCCATACTCCGGCTTGCAAATAACCCTGATCCGCACCACCATCGGTGACGGTGACACCGAGGTAGCGTCCGGCGTAGGTTTCATCGTTGGCGGCCACCGATAGAGCTGCGCCGGTGTCGGGTAGAATGAACGTGCTGTTGAACACCTCGGCAGGCAGGCGGGAAGTGACGGGAGCGCCGTCATATCCGACAAAACGGGAGCCGTCATACACCCCCTCGTCATATCCCTCGATAGACGGCCATGCGTAAAATGTCGCGTCATATACCGGGCTGGAGAGGTCTGCATTGTTGCTCAGCCGGATACGCACCAGCGCCTGTGCGGATAGATTATGCCGTATCAGCCATGTGGCTGGGCAGTATTCGACCTGCCCAAAATCGGCAATCAGCGTTTCCTCGATGTCCGTGCTTCTCCACACCTTTTTAGGCTGGTAGTTTTGCAGATTCCCCACGGCCAACGTCCCGGCCTCGCTGGTGGCCGTCAACGTCGCGTCTTTTATGAGATCATCGAAATGGATTGCTGCCTGCCCCATTATGCCACCCCCGCCAGTTCAACGCGGCGCTCAAGATAATACTCGCGCAGCCGCACCACGCGCAGCAACTTACCATCTGCCAGACCGAAGCGCGGATGCGTGACTTGCACCACGTCGCCGATGTCCAGTTGCAGCGGCTGCAGGTTCATGGTGGTGATGCTGTAGAGGTAGCGCGGTGATTTCCACCACGTCAGAAGCGCCGATGCGCGCGCGGAAAGTTCTGCGCTGTCCTGCATCAGCGTATCGAATTGCATGGTGGTGGCATCGGGATATTTTGTCAGCACCGAGGAATCCTCGGCGATTGCCGTGTCCTGGTACTCCCGCGCATACTTCTCCTTGTCGGTATCCGTCACACTGGCGGCCATGCCGTCCTTGCTTTGCCGCAACCAGTTCCGCCGCCCGCGCAGTGTCACCTTGCTGGCCACCGCGCCCACCTGCGAACGCGATAAGCTTGCGTCCTCGATATCCTCTTCCGCCAGTTCGATGACGGCGGAGCCGGAAGGGGCGGCAAAGAGAGAGGCCACAAATTCACCATCACGATTAATGCCATGCGTAACGCCGGGGTCGCCCAGCGCGGCGGAAAGCGCGTCCAGCGCCTCGAAGCGCGTCACGTCATCGGGCAGAAAAAGCCCCACAGTCTGCGGCGCAGCGGTATTCAGCGCCGTGATGGATGCGGCGCTGACGGAAAGCCCCGCCAGCGTCCCGGCGATATAGCTCATAATGCCGCCCACCTTGGCGCTGTACGTCCCGCCAAGCGTGGAACCCTGCACATCCACCGTCACCTCGCCGTCCGGATTCGCCACCAGATCAACAATACCGTTTGGCTTATCCTCGCTGTAATCGGTGGTGATGGTCAGCAACACCCCTTTGTCACGCACCGCATCGAAATTCTGCACCGCCCCGCCATGCACCTGCCCGCGCAGCGTGGAAGAGTCAAGCAACAGCAGTGGCACGTTGGCACATTTGCCGAAGAGCAGGGGTTTAGGCGCGCCCGTAAGATCGGCTGGGCCTTCGTCGCCGCCCGTCCCCGCGTAGCGGCTTTGCACCATGCTCTTTTCCAGCGCGGCCGCCTTACTTCTAAACACCAGCGTGATGGTATCCTCGGCCACTTCCATGCTGGCGCTCTTGCCTTCCATCACCAGCACCCGGCTGGAGAATGCGTTGCGCTGGTCATGCACATAGAGCCGGATGCTGCGCCCCTCCACGGCCACCGCGTCCGGGTCGAACCATTCATCCAGCAGCGTGTTGCCGTCGGGGTCTTGCGCGTTGATTAATGTTAGGCTGCCAAAGTCCGGGATGGACGCGCCGCCGATGCGGTCACCTGCGTACATGCTGCGCTCGAAAAACACATCATCCTGAATCGCCCCGGCGTAGTAGGTATTGGCCGGGGTGTCCGTCGGCTCGGTGGTAAAATCCGTGCTTGCGGCGTAAAATGTGCGCTCCACCGCCCCGGCCACATCGTAATAGGTGATCTCGGCCAGCAGGATGATTACGGCGTATGGATCATCATAGATGCTCATTGCACCCTCGCAGTCACGGCCAGCGCCTGAACGTATTTATTCGTAACCGCCTGCTCTTTCGCAAGCTCACGGATGGCCAGCATAGTGCCATCGGACTGCGGCACATTCGCATACGTCACCTGCTGCTGGGCAAGCGATGCATTCATGCGGGCGGCGGATGCGTTGCGATTGAGGTCGGCGATGGTGGCCGAAAGGCTCCCCGTCACATTGTTGAAAATCTCCTTATATTGCGCACCGCTGGCGTAATTCTCACGCGCCACGTCGATATAAGCCGTGGCCGCGCTGCCTTGACTGTCCGTGCCGATGCTGGCCGCGTAATTCTGCGCCGCCAGCGCCAGACGTTCTTGCGGGGAGAGCGCCGAATTGCTGCCCAAGAGCAAGCTGTCCAGCGTTGATTGCAGCGAATTGGCCAGCTTCTCAAAGTTCTCGGCCATTTTAGTGAATTCGTCGGCCTGCTCTTGCGCGGCCGCCTCGATTGCATCGTTTCCTGTTTCCTGCGCCAGTGTCAACTGACGGAGCAATTCCACCTGGGTCTCATCTGCGCCAAGCCCTTGCGCGGTCTGCAACAGCGCGTCGAATTCCTTATTAATCTGCGATATTTTCCACGCCTGTTCGTCGGTAAGCTGTAGGATGCGGTCCTGCACCTGCGCATTGAAATCCGCCCGGCGCACGTCCAGCGTGGCGATGTCCACCAGGTCTTGCAACACTTCTCCAACATCACGGCCGCCAACGATCAACTCATCGAACGCGGAAATAACATCATCTTCAAAAACATCATGGAAATTCTTCGCGCTGCTGACGATCTGTTTAATTAAGAAATTTACAGAATCGCTTGCCGCCTGCGCGTCGTTCGGATCAAACCCAAAAGTGCCATGCCCCACCAGCTGAAGAAAGCCGCGCCCGTCATTCACCCCGCCCTGTACCGTCCCGATATTTGAGAGGTCAAGCCCAGCCCCCTGCAACCCGGCAAATGCTTGCGACAAGGCGTCACTAAATGCCTTGGCCGTGCTGGTGTCCATATGCTTGGCGAGCAACGACAAGTCTTGTAACGATCCGTTATTGCCAATACCCGAAAACTCAAACGTGCTGGCGGGGTGAGGGCGGGAGCCGCCAAATACGCCGCCAAGCAGCGAAGTGAGCGCAAGCCCCGCGATGGGAAGAGCCACCGCCGAAAGACCTATCCCCGCCCCGCCGAGAAGCCCGGGCAATTGTGGCCCAATCACTCCTGCGGCGGGCGCACCTGTGCCAAACAGCGAAGGAAGTGCCGCCGCCCCCCATGAATCTATTGCACCACCCAGCCCAAGCTTCACGCCCTGCCCGATACCGCTTTGCAGCAGGCTCCCGCCAATACCACCGCTGGATGCGGCGCTGCCACCCGCGCCGCCGATAGAGAACCCTGCGCCAATGGCCTGCGGCTGGAATATTGCCAGCGTCGCCAGTTCCGCCGCCAGCCGGTAGAAAATCTTTTTCATCGCGTCCGCCGCATCGGCGGCGGAATCTATCGAGCCGTCGAAGATGCTGACAAAGGTATCGCTTACCGTGTTTTGAATGTTGTCCAGCGCGTTCTCGAACGGGCGGGCGAGAAGCTGTTGTAACTGCTCCGCCTGGCGCCGCTGCGCCTGCGCAAGCTCGTCGGCGGCTTTGGCGGATTCCTTCTTTTCCTTGGTATCGTCTTTGGTTGCCTTCGTGCTTTTTTTTGTGCTGGCAGCATGATTATCGGTCGCCCGCTTGGCGGCAAATGTCACCTCGGTGGCGTAGCCAAGCGCCTTTGATTTCTCCAGCCACGCATCTTTCTCAGCAAGCGCCGCCTTCTCGTTCTTGATGGTCTGCTCACGCTGCGACACCATCTCGCGCGCGTCATCAACGATGACACTGGTGCCAAAACTAATCGCATCAGCGAGATCAAGGGCGGCCAGCTCAAGGGAGTTGAAAAAGTGGTTGTACTCTGTTTCGCCCGTAAGCAACTGGTTCAACGCCACCACAAAATCATTGACATACGGGACAACCTCAATGGCGAGTGTTTGCCCAAGACCGCGCATTGAGCCTTCAAGCCGCGTCATGTTGTCGTCGGCCTCTGCCATTTTCGCGGCCACATCATCACCGAAGGTAATTCCGAGTTGTCGCGCCTCTTCGCGCATGTCGGCAATCGCCGCCGCGCCGTCCGAAAACACGGGGATGACTTCCACCCCGGCGCGCCCCATGAGGTCAACGGCAAGCTGGACGCGCTTGGAATCGGACTCCACCCCCTGTAGCGCGTTCCCTATCGCCTCAAATTGTTGGTCTATGGAAAGTCCGGCCAGATTCTTATAACTCAGCCCCAAAGCTTCCAGCGCCCGTTTCTGCGTTGCCATGCCGTCGCCCGCCATCTCAATATTCTGGGCGGTTTTCTGCATGGCCTTGGCCAGCGTCTCGAATGATGTGCCGGAAAGGTCGGCGACGTGCTTATACTCGGTCAGTGTCTGCGCGGAGATGCCGAGCCGCTTGCTCATTTTATCGATCTGGTCGCCGAATTCGATAGCGTCCTTTACAACCTTTCCAAAGCTGGCGACGGAGAAGGTGGCAACCAGCCCGCCGGCCAGCTTCTTGGCGGAAATTCCCACCTCATTAAAGGCTTTATCGACAGCGGTTTTGTCCGCCGTCAACCTAAACTTCAGTTCTTTCTCATTCCGCCCGAATGCCATGCTTTTCTTTCGCCTTTTCCCGTTCCATCGCCGCCCGCATCTCCGCTACCTCGTCGTCTGTGAAGGGGAAGCCTTCGTCCTTGTCCAGCCCGTTGGCGCGGCGGTGTCCCTGAATGGCGCGGGCGATGTCCCAGAACGTCGCCTCCCGAAAATCTCCCGGACTCCATCCGATCAGGGCATAGCAATACTCTGCCAGCCCTTCTAGGACGTGACCGCCGCCGCTTCCGCCGCTTCCCGCTTTTTTCTGGAAATCTCCGAAAGGTGTTTGAAGTAACCGTTTTGGATGAAATCCACCATCTGGCGGGAAAGCCCGTCCTCGCGTTCATTGTCGAGGTCATCAACAAGCTGCTCGATGATCTTTTCCTCAAGATCGGCGGTCACCTTGTGGCCGTTGGCGCGCAGAATGGCGGCCACAATGCGGGCGCGATCAGAGTATTTGCCGATAATGAAAACCTGCGGGATAGAATGCAGAGGAATATCCACCGCCCCTTCCATCGCCACCACGCCGGAAGCCTTCGCCATGATCTCGTAAGGCTTTCCGTCAATCGTGATTTTGAACACTTCCACGGGATGCCTCTTACGTTATGGTCAGCGCGCCGGAGCCTTCAAGCGTCAGGCTTAGAGCCTGCGCATCATTCTTCGGCCCGGTGAAGCCTAGTGAGGTCACCAGAAACGCACCTTTATAGGTTCCAGAGTTTGTTACGATCTGGAAGTTCTTTAACGCGGCGGCGTTTTTCAGCGCCAGCAGCGTGTCCTGCGTCGCCGAGTCATCCAGCAGAAAATTTCCTGAGCAGCTAAACGAATTCTCGCCGCCACCGGCCAGCAACGCGCGCTGCCCGGCGCTGTCCTTGGTCGTCACGTCCACCGTGGTGTTGTTGATGGTGAAATTCAAATCCATCGAAGAGGCGATGGTGGTAAAGGTTTCCGAGGATGCGCCGTCCCCGATTTTTAGTAACATCGCGCGTCCGGATGCTGCGGCCATGATTTATGCTCCTTTGATAAAAGTGGATAGGGTTTCAAACGGAAATGCGTCAAGCGCGCTGTCCGGCGTGGCGTTTACAATGTCGCCGGAAAGCTGCTTAAATTCTTCGTTGTATTGTTCATACACAGCGGCTTCCGGCGCGGCGAAGCGGTGCGCCTCGCTCGTTCCATCATGCCAGTGGCCGGGCTTGCCGTCGAAACCCAGCAACACAATCTTTTCAGCGCCCAGCGTCTGCGCTGCGTCAATCGCCTGCACGCCGCTGTTGCCCGTCACGCCCAGCACCAGCGTCTTGATGCGCGGGTGATCCGCGAAATCTTTCAGCGAGGTAAAAATCTCGCCGCCAAATCGCCAGAAATCCTGACGCGGATGCAGGTCTTTCCACTGCTCATAAAAATTGCGGTCGGCAAAAAACATGGCAGTCGCATTCGGCAACTTGCGAAATGCCGTGTTGACCACCAGCACTTGCTGGCCTTCCAGCAGCGTCCAGTCAAAATCTTTTAAGGATGCGCCGCCGCCCACCACAAAAACGGGTTTCGCCGGGTCAAAGATTTGCCCGATCATCGCAGATTTTCCTGATTCTTTCTTCTTCGCCATAACTCTATACCGCCACCGTGGGCGCTCCCTTCGCTGTCATGTACAGCACGTTGTAGGTGATCTGGATTGCGCCGATTGGCTTATTCCCGCCGTCCGAATATTCCACCTCTGTCCCGGTCAGGGTCAGGTGCTTAACGAGCGCGGCAATCCCTGCGCTGTTTTCAATGGCGGCCTCTACTTCCGCCGCGATGTCGTCGAGCGTTCCGTCAATATCAGCCGCCGCCTCTGCGTAGCCCTCGATGACAAGCTGCACCTCGCGTTGCACCAGCCCGTCATTCGTGGCGACTTCCGCCGCCTCGCTCAGCGTATAAACGCAAAGCCCAGGAAGCTCCGATTTATCCAGCGGGAAATTCCGGCTGTCGTAAACACGGCTTCCGGTGGTGGTCAGCCCGGTGAGGGAAGCAACCGCCGCCGTGCGTATCTGTTCGCGTACATGCGCCATTATGCCGCCTCCTGCAAAATAAGGGTGGTCATGCCCGTGCCGTCCGGCCTCACCTCTATAATGTCGTAGGTGGTGCTGTTTACTGCCAGCGTGCCGCCGTAAGCACCCACCACATCAACGGTGCGCGCCTGGAACACTGGTGCGGCGGTCGAAATCCCCACCGTGCCGCCCGGATCAATTGTCACATACTCAGCATCGAAAATGCCGTAAATCGTGGCAGCATCCCCGACGGAAGGCGTGAACGTGGCTTCCACCGCGAAATCGTCGGTGTTTAAAAACTCGTTCAGGTTCTCAGTAAAAGCCACACTCTTACCCCGGTCATGATGGAGTAGTCTTATTCGCTGTCCTCTGCGGCCTCTTTCAGCAACGCCACCAACTCGGCCTTCGTTGCCTTCGCCTCAAATTCCACGCCGTTCGCGCTCAGCGCCTCTTTAAGTTCGGCGACCGTCAGATCGTCAACGGTGCGCTCTTTGGCGGGTGCTGGCTTGCCAACCCCCAACTCAATCAGCACTTCCTTGATGATGGACTTGACCTCATCGCGCGTGATTCCGCCACCACCGCCAGCAACAACCGAAGCGCCGGACTTCTTACGCTCAGCTTTCTTTTCGGCGGCATGATTGGCGGCATCAATCGCCGCCGCATGTTCTTCTCTAAAATCAGTTTTGCGGACTCCCTTGCCGGTGGCGATGTAAACATTCGCATCGTTTTCGCTCAGGGTGATGGTCGTTCCAATCGGCACAACCTCACCTTTCTGATAGGTCTGGCGGAGCGTCACAACGTCCACCAGTTTTGCTTTTTCTTTACTCATGACAGATGTCTCCTTGTTAAAATTTCACCCCTAGTCGGGCGGGGAGTGCTCCCCGCCCTTCCCAAGGAAAGAAAGCGTTAAGCCGCGATGCTGAAGGATTCGGCGTGACGTACAGCCGCATCCATCGTTTGCATTGCTACCAATTGGATGGCGCCCTCCAGCACATAGGTGGCCTCGTCGATTTTGAGATCAAGGAAGCCCCACTCGCCGACAAACGCATCCGCCCAATTTCCGAAGATACACTTGCCGGAAATTGCGGTTGCGGTTGCCGCGGCATCAGCGACATATGCCGGGTAGCCGTTGACGCGATCATCTTCCCAAATGAATCCAGACACATTGCTGGCCTTAAGCGTTTGCTTCATCGTACCGCGCAGCGCCGGGGTGGTGACGTAGGCAGGGCTTCCCGTCAGCGCGTTTGCCGCCAGCACATCGGTTTCCAGATCGATGATGTCACCCCAATCAATGGCCGTGGTGATGGTCACGGAACCAACGCCGGACACGTTGATGATGCCGGTCGGCTCGCCGGATGCGCCGGAGCCAGCGATAACCGCCTTGTCCATCGAACGCGCGAGGGTCTGCATCATATCCTCTTCGGTCAGGCGCAGCACGTCAGGCGAAGATTGCAGAATCGCCATGCGGCTGATCTTGGTAGCCGCTGCAACCGTTTTCGGGCTGAGCAATACAGCGCCAGTCGCCAGGGTGGAAAGCGTCACCGCCTCACCCTCGACAATCCAGTAGCCCGTTGCGCCGCCGGTCTGTTTTGGAATAGACAGGTTGCCCACCAATCCGCCAAGCAAACGCACACCCGCCGCAGCCGTCACCATGCGCCCACGCAGCAACTCAATAAAAGAGTTGGCGTCGTGGAACGTGCCAACCAGTTCAGCACCAGCGCCGATGCCGCTGGTGGTGATAGCGCGCGTCAGTTGAGCCGCGCGCTTATCTGCGGCCCGCTTTCCAATAGCCATCATCACTTCGCTGGGCAGCTGGAAGTCGCCGCGCATCTGGTGGTCTTTGTGCTTATCGCGCGTTGCCTTTGCGACCTCGCGCTCGAATGGCGCGAGTTCGGGGTCTTTAAGCAGCACGCTGCGAATCACCCGGTGAATATCGTATGCTTTGGCCTCTTTTTCGCTCATGCCGATGTTCGGGTTGCCATCAGCAACGCGGACTTTATCCGGGCTGCTTTTAGCCATTTCCGCTAGTACGGCATTGGCAAAATCATCAACCGAGCGATCCTCATTGATGAATTTTGCGGCCATTTCCTTAATGTCGCTGACGCGCTCGCCGTGCAGTTCGGCCAGCTTATTGATCCCTGCGATGCGCTTGATCTCCTGATCGCGTGCGTCGCGCTTGATTTTGTCAACATCCACCGCAGGCGTAGCAGCCGGGGCGGGCGTTTGGCGGTTTTCTTCGATTGCTTCAGGCATTTTAGGCTCCTCTTTGGTTTCGGTTTTCGGTTCGTAGATGGTGATTTCTCGCTGCTCAGCATCCCCGGCGGCTCGACCGATTCCAGCGGCCATATCAGCCGGGACGCTGACAATTGAGATTTCAAACGGCTGCCAGTCAGTGACGCGATACTCGGACGGCACGCCATCCTTTCCGGCCTTCACCAGCACCATTTCGTTGACGCAATACCCAACGCTCACGCATTGCCGGATGCCGTCAAGAACATCGCGGAACACCTCATCGGCTCGCGCGCTTTTTCCGAAACGCACCTTCGCCCGCCCCTTGCGGTCTGCACCGATTTCAGCACTTTCAATAACTCCAACCTGATCCGCCCAGTTGTGATCCATCAGCAGCGCGGCGCGGCCAGAATCCAGGCGGGACATATCGACTTCGCCGGGCTTATGCCCCAGCACCTCAATTCCAAACCACCGCTCGACTGCGGTTTCCTCGGCCGAGAAAACCAGATCAACCGTCCGGCTTTCTTCGTCGGGCGACTCCATGCGGAATTCACGGTAAAGGGGGCCGCCTTTAATTACGCGGCTTTGCATCTGGCTGTCAGTCGTCGGACTCTTCATCCTCTTCCCCGTCTTCCTCGGTTTCAGATTCCTGGGGTTTATTGTCCGGGGCGGCGGCTGGTTTGTGAAGTACCCCCCCCAGAAATTTCCACGCCGTATTGTTTGGCGAGTTCCTGCTCGGCCTTCCGCTCTTGCAAAATCTGCTCAAAATCGTCGCCATTATCGTCGCAGATTCGGGTCAGCGACGTGGTGCCGAGCGAGTAGTTTTTCTCGGCGGCGGTGGCTTCTTTCAGCGGATCAACCCATTTCCATCCACGTCCGCGCCATGTGGCCGCGTCGTATTTTTCGATCTTGGCGATGGGTAGAGGAATCTGGCGGGTTGTAAGCGCCATTTCCAGCCAGTCGCGGTAGATTTCCTCATGCAGTCCCTCAAAAAACCAGCACTGAATCGTTTTCCAAAAATCGCGCTCAGCAAGATTCGATTCACGCAGCGAGGAATAATTCACTCCCTCGTAGTCGTTGGCGGCCTTATTGTACGATATCCCCATTCCGGTGAAGATGTCGCGCAGGCACATTTTAACAAACGGCTCAAAGGCTGTGCTGGGATGCTGCGGGTCAAACGCCTTAAAGTCCCAACCTTCCGGTAGTTGCTCAAGAGTGCCGGGATCAAAATCGCTGATCGTGACGCGGTTGCCGTTTTCATCAACCCCTTCGCCGTCGCCGGTGTAGGACTGACCGTCCGGGTTGACGACAAAACCCATCTTACCGGCGGCGGCGCGGGCGGCCACCAGTTCGGCCTGCGTGTATCCATCCAGCATCTTGCTGCGCGCCATACTGGTCACGCCCCACGGGATGCCGCGCGATTGCGTCGGGCGCTCGCGCACGAATAAATGCACCATATCAGACGTCGGGACACGCACCCGGTTCGTCATCTGCATGGCATTGGCGATGCGGTCTCCGGGATGCCGGTCGTAAACGTGATACGCCGTCACGCGGTCGCGCGCGTCATACTCGATGCCCATGCGGATGTAGGCGCCACCGCCCAATTCCTGATTATAGGCCACATCCACATGATCCGGCTCGATCAGTTGCAGCGAGAAGCGGAAGGGGTTTTTAGAATCCCCGCGAATTTTGCGGATGAAGATTTCACCGTCCCGCGCCACGCCGGTGATGCAAAGACGCTGGATCGCAAGGAACGTGTCGCGGTGGTTGTAGCTGGCATATTGCCGTTTGTTCCACTTCCACCACGCCTCCTCGATTAGGCGGTTGCCCACCTTGTCCATGATGATCTGGCCGTCGCGGGTGATTGCATCCGTCACACGCATACGCAGGATTATTCCATCAACGCCAACCACGTTTTCTTCGCACAGCTTGAGGAAGCGGCGGAAGTGCGGCGAGTTCACGGCCAAATAGCGCGAGCGCGCACGAACGCGCGGGAGTTCCTGGCGCAGCACCGCATCGGCGGAATAGTTCACAGGGTTCCAGCCCGCATTAAGGTCGTCCACCTTCGCGGCCTCCATGAAGCGGCTGGCGTGGCGCGGCTGCGTGGCGGATGGTTTCAGTGGCTTGGGCTTAGGAGCCTGCGCGCGGTGCGGCCCGTAAAATTTCTGCGGCTCGCTCATGTGTTAAACCTCACCTGTATTTTGCTGCTTTTCGCCTGTATGCCGTTGGCAAGCTGCTCTTTGCGCAACTCATCTGCGTAAAGTTTTTTGTAGCGGTCGTACCATTTCAGGATTTCTTCCGGCGACATGCGCGACAGTGATCGCCCTTGGATGCTATAGCTTGTCTGATCCAGCGTCGCCTTGTTCTCCAGCACCGCCTCCAGCGCATCCAGCACCTTTTTATAGTGGCTGCGCCCGTCATGAGTGCCGCTTGTTATGTCGGAGAGAGAGGCCAGCACCTCGATCTTGCCGTTGCCTACCGTCTTAACCTCGCCGCTCTTTGTCGCAACAGCCTGCCACCAGTACGTCCCAGCGGTGAGTGCGTCCGAGGCTGCGGCGCTGATGGTGGCAACATGGGTGTCGCCGTCCGCCGTGCATGTCACGTCCAGCACGGTAGCACCGCGCAGATAATATACCAGCGTCCACTCACTGGCCGGGTAGTCCGCGAGGGTTTTCTCCCATGATACGGAGTCCCCTTTGTAAAACTGCGTCGGCTCGGTGGTTGGCGTGGTGGCTACCATGTCTTGACGAAACTCCCCTGTCTTTTGCGGCGCACGGGGCGCGGTTTTGGCGGCGGTTGTAAGGATTCCAGATTATTGTCAGGCTCACGGGCGGCTTTGTGAAGCCCCCCAACCTGCGCGGCCTTCGCCAAAATGCGATTTTTCCACGCCGTCATGTCCGGTTTGAGAATCCGGTATGCCACAAAATTATAGACCTTCAGGTCGAGCGCCTCATTTCGCTTGCCCTGCGGACACACCCACTTCGTCACTGGGCGGCCTTTTTCGTATTTGGAGACTTTCTTTTCCGCCGTCAGTTGAGCGAAGTAGGACTCGTCATAGTCGGCGGGGTGGTGCATGTACCCAGCCCCCGGCGATTCCAGGCGAAGGTAGGAGTAAATCAGCTCCTTTGCCGTGTCCGTTCCGGCGTAGAACACCCGGACGCGGTAATCGTTGTTGATGCTGGGCTTTGGCTTCGCCAGTATGGGCATGCCGCGCACCGAGTGGCCGCGCACCCCAAAGATATTGCGCCCGCGCGCGCCGTGGCGCTTGATGTAGCGATAGACGGCCTCGCTATGGTGGCCGCCCACATCCACCAGCGACATGCTGATCCGCATCGTGATGCCAAGCTCATGCCGGTAATCCGCCAGCAGGATGTCGTCAAGTTTCTGCCACGTTTCCGCCGCCGCCGGGTCGCCGTAAAGCACGTCATGGCGAATTGACCAGGTTTCCTGATTTTCGCCCCAGCCCAGCACCTCCACCTCTAAGCGGTCATCCTGCGTATCCACGGCGGCGGTGAGCAAATACACGCTTCCCGGCACTTGCGCGGGGTACTCTTCCACCCGTCCGGCCACCTTATCAACCTCCAGCCCGTCGCCTTCCTCTTCCTTGTTCCACGTTTCCGCCAGTGACGTGTTGACGAACGTCTTTAGGGTGTCAGGCAGCTTTTTGGCTTCCATAAAATTTGACACGATTTCCTCCCACGCCACCCACGGGCTGTACATTTCGTTGATCCAAAACCCCGCCACACCACGGAAAGGCTTTTGCGCGCGCCATTCTCCCCGGCGAAGCATCTCCATTTTCTGGCTTTCCGGTATCGCCGCCCCACACTCCGGGCAGTGATAAGCCCATTCTTCCGGCTTCGCGTCATCGTGCGGGCGTTGCATATGGGAAAAGCGCATGACGTGCGGCGCGTCGCAGTGTGGACAATGCACCTCATAGACGCGCTGATCGCTGGCGAGATAGGCCGCCTCGATGCGGCTCTCCCCTTTTATTCCGGGGGTGGAAACCATCACGATCTTGCGATTCCAGAAGGTAGTGGTGCGCTTTGTTGCGAGGTTGGCGGGGTCGCCTTCCTCCCCGGCGCTGGCCGGGTATGCGTCAACCTCATCCAGCAACACCACGCGAATAGGTCGCCCGCGCAACGATCCGGGAGAGTTGGCCCCCACCATAGCAATATGGCCGCCGTAGAAACTCTTGTTGCGGATGGTGTTGTTGCCGTCGCGTGCCTTATCGCCGATCTTTGCGGAGAGTGCCGGGGTGTCCCGCACCATGGGCATAAACCGCTCTTTGCTGTAGCCTTCCGCCATTTCTAGAGTCGGCATTACCCACAGGATCGGGGAGGGGTCTTTATCCACCAGATAGCCGATGATGTTCAGAATGGCTTCCGTGCCCCCCACCTGAGCCGATTTCATCAGCACCACGGTATGAATGGCTGGGTCGTTGAAAGCATCCATGATTCCGCGCAGGAACGGGGCGCGGTCAGTGTACCATTTCCCCGGCTCCGCGCTGGACTCGCTGCTCAGGTATCGCTCGGAGTCTGCCCATTCACTGACCGTCATCTCCGGGGGCGGCTTTAGATTTTCTGCCGCGCTTCGCAGCACCCGCCTTACGTTTTGCAGGCTGGGGATCGTATCGAGATAATTCATGCAACGCCTCATATACTTTGGCCTTCGCCAGATTTTCTAACTCCAAACGCGAGGTCATGCCCACGCCCTGGGCGGCCACGGCGGAAGGAATCGCCAGCACCCGCGCCCGGAAGTTCGCCACCATCTTGGAAACCTCGTCCATCACGTCATCGACATGCACCAGCTCGCGCTTGCGCTCCGCCAGGTCGATTTCTCTTTCTTCGGCGCGGGCGGCTTCATACCGCGCGCGGCTGCGGGCGATAGCTTCGTTCTCTCCGCCGGGTCTTGCCGCGAGTTCGCGCAGGAATCCGACGTAAGCGCGGACACATTCATCTTTTGGAAATTCACCGCGCCCGGTTTTTGGTATTACACCATCGGCGGCAAGCTGGTGA